ATAGGTGATCCTATTACTATTTTAACTAATAAAAAACACACAGAACAACCTCTATTTAATTCTATTACAGAAGATATTAATTTAGATGGTTCATCTGCTTATTTTACATCAACACAACAAATTCCGATTGAAGTATCATCTCAAAACGATTATTTATCGTATGATATTCCCCCTACAACACCTACCCAATATAATGGTGAACAAATAATCTTAAATTCTGGTAGATTATTATTTAATTCTACTTTTGATCATATACTACTATCATCAGCCAAATCAATTAATTTAAATACAGTAGAATCTGTTAATATAGATGCTCGTACTAAAACAGTAATACAAACACCTGAATTATATTTAGGTGGTGTTGAAACATCTCAACCTGTAGTATTGGGAGATGATTTAGTAGATCTTTTATCAAAAATATTAACTGATTTTGAATACCTAACAGGTGCTCTCCAAAATCAATTAGGTGTTCCTGTTGGGTCTCCAATTGCACCCACTAATTTAATAGCACAAGCTATAAATAATAAAATAGGAAGTTATAAAGCTGAATTATCTAATATATTATCTCAAACTACTAAGACTGTATAATGTTAGATCCTAAAGAAGTACTTAAAAAACGTAAAGAAAAACAACAACTTAAAAAAGAAAGTGTTGAACAGTCTGAATTAACATCTACTGATATAGATGGCATTAACAATGCAGTTACTGAAGATTCAAAACCTACAGGATTACAAAGATTAGGTTCATTAATATTAAAGCAAAGTCAAAAATTATCTAAATTTGTTATACCATTAGCATTTAATCTTATTAAAGAATATGGGATAGCTAAACTAGAGGCAGCTTTAGAAGGGGAAAGTGATAATATAGATGAATTAAGAGAACAACTTAAAGAAGAATTTTGTAATGTTCAATTACCTCAAATTATAGCAAAACGAAATAATGCTGTAGATTATTTAAACAATACAGGTAGAATATTAGATACATTAACTGTTAGTGTTAATTTTGGAGCTTCATTTGCTGAGATTTTAGAAACACTCATTAAAATATTAAGGGGAGCTAGTTTTACAATTAATCAAGCTGCAAAAGCAATCCCATTAATTCCAGGTGCTGTTGTATCCGCTGTTAACGATTTAAGTACTATCGCAGATACTATAACTTTTAAACCAGATGGTACTCCAAATATTCCACCTATTAAAATTATAGCGGCCCAAGTATCACCAGCATTTGCTACAGTACAATCAACTATTGTAAGATGTGTAGATCTGTTAGATAGATTAGATATTTTAATTACATTATGTGACCCAAATGCTAATTTAACAGGCATATCAGACTCAATTAACACTGTATATGATAATGAATTAATAGCTGCAGCAACAGAAAATGATGGTACGTATAAAGGATTTATATTAGAAATAGAATCCATCCCATTTACAGATACAGTAAACAAAAATAGAGCAGTAGGTAAAAATAGATCTGGTATTATATTAATATCAACAGAATCTTCATTTGCCTCCAACCCTCAAGTATTAATCGACGAACTTAAATTTATTATTGACAGGGATGATTTGAAGTCCTACTAAATTTACATATTTATAATCATGAAAGCGACAGAATTTAAAAAACTCATTAAAGAATCAGTACGAGAAGTTATTCAAGAAGAATTAAAAGAAATTCTTTTAGAAGCAGTTCGTGCTCCTAAAACTGTAGTAACAGGAACAACTCCTATCCAATCAACACATCAAGGTTTACCTGATGATGATAAAGTAAAATTAAGAGAAAACATGATGGGAGTTTTAGATGGGATGAAGCGTGGTGAAGATACTATGTCTTTTACTTCAGCTGATGCTCAAGGTATAGGAAATTCTTTACAAGTACAACCAGGAATGGATACAACAAATGGCCCACTTCCAGCAGGTAATGTTGGTTTAGATCAAATCATGGGTTTAATGAAAGGTAAATAATGGCATTTAACCCACTTGTAATACCAACTACTGACTTTCAACCTAATGTTGGAGTAGGGGTTAATCTACCTTTTTCAAACCCTCAATGTTTTGTAAGTAATTTTACTAGTAAAGATTCAATAAAGAATAATTTAATTAATTACTTTTTAACAGAACCCGGAGAAAGATTAGATAATCCCGAATTTGGGGGTGGTTTAAGAAGTTTTATTTTTGAACAAATTACTAATGGTACTTTATCTGGTATTGAAGACGATATAAGCTCTAAAATATCAACTTATTTCCCTTCAGTATCTATAAGTGCAATTAACGTTGGTGCTGTTGAAGATACTAATACTATTAATGTAGTTATAAAATATACAATACCTCAACAAGGGGTATCTGACGAAATCGAAATTAACTTTGGATAATGGCACAAGCGAGAGACATAAAATACCTAAATAGAGACTTTGCTGATCTAAGATCATCATTAATTAATTACTCTAAAACATATTTTCCAACAACATACACTGACTTCACAGAAGCTTCTCCGGGTATGATGTTTATGGAAATGTCATCTTATATTGGTGATGTTCTTTCATTTTACCAAGATAATCAAATACAAGAAACATATACCCAGTTTGCTCGTAAATTCGAAAATTTATTTGATTTAGCATATGTTATGGGATATAAACCCCAAGTTACAGGTGTAGCTACTGCTAATGTTGATTTTTACCAAACAGTCCCAGCTGTAGTATCAGGACCTTCAATTTACCAACCAGATTATAATTACGCTTTATTAATTGGAGAAAACACTCAAATAGGCTCATCAGCAAATTCTAATATTAACTTCTTAACAGAAGATCCAATAGATTTTACTGATTCAAGTTCACTAAATCCTACTACTGCTACAGTTTATACAGTAGATGGAAGTAATAATCCAACAACATACCTACTTAAAAAAAGTAGAAACGCTATTTCTTCAACAATAAACACAGTTACTGTTTCTGCTGGTTCAACCCCACAAGAATTTTTTACAACTACTGTTAATGCACCTAATATTGTAAGTATTTTAGATATAGTAGATTCTGATGGTAATGTATGGTATGAAGTACCTTACTTGGCAGAAGAAATGGTATATGATTCAATTCGTAATACTAACCCAAATGATCCAAATAATTATACTAATGAAGGTTTATCACCTTACTTACTACAATTAAAACAAACTCAACGTAGATTTGCTACTCGTGTAATTAATAGTGGTTCATTAGAAATTCAATTTGGAGCAGGCACTACTCAAGACGTAGAAGAAGAAATTACACCTAATAGTGATAATGTTGGTTTAGGTTTACCATTTGAAAAAAACAAACTTACAACTGCTTATTCTCCTACAAACTTTATCTTTACTCCTACCTATGGTATAGCACCAACAGGTAATTTAACAGTAAGATATTTAACTGGAGGTGGTGTTGCTGCTAATGTTAATGCCAACACATTAACTAATATAAAACAAATAAATAAAACATTTGTTAATTTTAGTACTACAGATAGTAGTGGTTTATATCAACAATCTTTTGATTCCTTAATTACTAACAACCCAAATGCTGCTTCTGGTGGTAGAGGGGGAGATAGTATTGAAGAATTAAGACAAAATATTATATCAAATTTTAGCACACAATTTAGAGCAGTTACCCCAGATGACTATACTGTAAGAGCTTTATCATTACCTTCTAAATTCGGAAAAGTAGCTAAAGTATATACTGAAAAAGCAAAAGCATCCTCTAATACAGGTACTAATATTGATTTATATACACTAGCATTTGATAATAATAGTAATTTAACTACAGCATCAAGTACATTAAAACAAAATCTTTCAACATATTTATCTCAATTTAGAGTTATTGGAGATTCTGTAGCTATTAAAGATGCCTTTGTTATTAATATTGGTATAAATTTTGAAATTATTGTTTTACCTAACTTTAATAGCAATGAAGTTTTAAGAAGATGTATTATAGCTCTTCAAAATGCTTTTACTATTACTAATTGGCAAATTAATGAACCTATTATATATAGAGATTTAACAATTCTTTTAGATAATATAGAAGGAGTCCAAACGGTTAAAGATATATTAATTAGCAATAAAACGGGTGCTAGTTATTCTACATACTCATATGATGTAGAGGGTGCTACAATTAATCAAGTAGTTTACCCATCAATTGATCCAATGATATTTGAAGTTAAATTCCCAAATAGTGATATTAAGGGCAAAATTGTAAACATATAATTATGGGATTATTAGATAGATATAACAAAGGAGTAGCAACAGGAGTTGGTTTAGCCTCAGAAAACCCTGAAGCTACTATTACAACACCCATAGGTGACCCAGAAGTTCAATTTAAAGGTTCCAGTTTAGATTTAGAAAATCCTAACCCAGTAGGAGGTCCTATTAATGTTGCTTATAACACTCAAGTAGGTAGCGAATATAAAAGTTTTACAACCACCCAGCCTTACACTCCTAAAAGTACTTATATAGATAGTCTTCAGAGTGATGAACTAATAAGAAGGGCTAGCGACCCATTTAAATAAAATATTATGGCAGTATATAAACTTTTTCCATATAAAGACACTTCTCTATATTCAATGTATTCTACAATGAATACCGGGATAGATCCTATTAACCAAGTATCAAACTTAAATTTTGCAGTAAATAGTTCACCTTCTGTTGCACGTTCACTTATAAATTTTGATACTATTGAATTACGAGATGTATTAAATAATAAGGTAACAGGAACTTGGGATGCTGATTTAAAATCTTTTATTGCAACCGCTCAAGGTATAGTAGAAGATTCTGTTTTAGAAGTATTCCCTATATATAATTCTTGGAATCAAGGTACAGGTACATATCTAGATCAACCAATAACTACAGATGGTGCTTGTTGGGATTCTCCTTTATTTGGTGGTGGAAACGCTTGGGATATAGGAGGTTCAGTATTAGGGTATACTAGTTCTTACAATGCTGTATATGCGCCTCAAGGTGGAGGTTCATGGTATATTAGTTCATCAGATGGTACAACTACATATCCTACAACACAATCATTCGGTCCTAGAACCGATAAAGATCTAAATGTTACTATTACATCTATGGTTGAGGATTGGTTTAGTGGTTCATTACCTAATAATGGTGTTATCATTAAATGGGAAAATGCCGCTGAATTTAATACTAATAAGCAAATACAACCTGTAATGCAATATTACACAGTTGATACAAATACAATATACCCCCCAGAATTAGATATTAAATGGGATGATTCAACTTGGGATACAGGTTCGTCGTCAACAACAATTTTAGATCAACCTAACGCATTTATAGATCTAGCAGAAAACCCAGGAGTGTTTTATTCCGAAAGTATTAATAGATTTAGAGTAAATTGCAGACCTAAATATCCTACCCGTGTTTGGTCAACATCTTCTTTGTATACTAAACAATATTATTTACCCTCTGGTTCAGCTTGGTACGCAATTAAGGATCTAGATACAGATGAGTACGTAGTGGATTTTGATTCAAATTATACTAGAATTAGTGCTGATGCATCTTCAAGTTATTTTGATATTTATATGAATGGTTTAGAACCTGAAAGATATTATAAAGTACTGATTCAAGTAAATAATGGAAGTAGTACAACAGTATATGATAATGATTACTATTTTAAAGTAGTTAACGGATAATGAGAGAACAAGTAAATTTAACAAGAAATTCATTCAGTAAAACTCAATACCCTAAGGTTATTGATACTGAATTTTCTCAGTTAACACCCCAGAATACTGAGCCTGTTGCGATACAAAATGTATCCGTTGACGAATTTTTTGTTTTATATAATAAATTGTTTTTTGATATTCCTCAAAGAGGTAATAATTCACACGAAACTTTAATAACAACTAGTACAGAATATATTGGATATAATCCATTAACAACAGAATTAGAGGCTCTACAGCAAGAAATTACACAATTAAGAAGACAATTACTTGATGAAAGAAGTGGAGCATTAAATACTATTGCTGATGTTTTAGATACAGCAGGTTTAGACCTCCCAGAACTTCCAATACTACCTGATTTAGAGATCCCATCAGAATTTAGTGTAGATGTAAATGTGGGTGTTGACCAAGGAGAAGAACAAACACGTAGGGAAAAAAGAAAAGAACGTAGAGCAAAACGTAAGGAAGAACGACAAGAAAGAAGAAATAATTAATTATGGCTGAAGCTAAAATTACACAGGTAAATCCTACTTCATTTGAACTAGAAGAATACTCAGTTGCAGATGAAAATCTTATTTCTTCCATAGAAATAGAAACTTTATTTGATCCTCAAACAGATTATATAGAATATTTCGTATATAATCCTAATAATGGAGGTCAAGTAAACCCCCCATTCGATTCACCTGCTAATTATAATAATTATACTTTAGAAGATAATATATTAGCTATTAATCCTGAAGAAGATCTATTTATAAATGGGTTTGAAGAGGGTACTTATAATACATTTTACAATTTCCTTTCATTAAGATTATCATCTAACTTCTCCCAGAGATATTATATATCAGAAATTTCTGCTGATAGAACAGAAGTTAGACTAACCTCTAATGATATATCTACAGAAGAAATAATTGCTTCTACTACAGAATATATTCAAGAAAGAAACTCAGCTGAGTTCTTCCCCGATTTTTATTTAAATTTTGGTAATAACCAATTAGTAATAGCAAATAATGTTTTATTAGATGTAGATAACGTTTTAATAAAATTATATGATCCTTTACCTCCCCAATATCAATTAAAATCTACATTATGGGTAGTAGAACAAGTAGCTGACCCTATAGCATATTTAATTGATTTACCATTTGAACCTATAATAGTTGATAACTCTATTAGGATCAAAGGTCCTAATATTAATCTACCTGTAAAAGGTCAAGTTAATAATTCTACAGAAGAGGTAGACTTTACTAGTTTAATTGAAACTTCAGTAACATCTTCATTACAACAAATTAATAGTTTTTATGCTGATCCAAGTGTAAAAATAAATGTAGATTACAATGAGTACAGTAATTTTATTAATTTCTCCTCAGCTCAGAAACGTACTAGTAACTTCTTTTATAAACTAGGACAAATAGAAAGTTGGACTTCAACAGCTGCATTAGGGTCAAACCAAATAAATTCTTCAGTTTCTAGCTCAGTAGCTTTTTATGAAAATAAAATTAATGAAACTATTGATGGGTTTGATAATTTTGAATATTTTCTATATTATACATCAGGTTCAGTCAAACCCTACCCAAAAACAAATACTGAAGAACCCTACGATCAGGCATCTACAACAAGTATATTAGGTCAAAATTGGATTACATCTAGTTTAGAAAGTGCTGAAGCGTACGATGTAAATAACAAAAATTGGATTTACTATGCTATCCCAGAATACTTAAGGGAAGATACAGCAAACCAACCATATTTAGATTTTTCGAATATGGTAGGTCATTTTTATGACGAAAATATATGGGTATACATCAAAGATATTACGAACAAATGGGATAATGATAATCGTATTGATTCAGGAATTTCACGCGATTTAATCGCACAACAATTACGTGATTTAGGTTTTAATCTATATGAGAACCAATTTAGTTCATTTAATCTATTTTCAGCTACTTTAGGTTTAACACCATCAGGAAGCTTTTTCCCATTCCCCAATATGACAGGTTCTTTACCTACACCAAGTGGGTTTGAATATGTAAATGCTTCTATAACAGGTTCAAATGAGATTTTACCTCAAGATGATATAAAAAAACGTATCTATAAACGTATTTATAACAATTTACCTTACTTATATAAGAAAAAAGGTACAGTTGATGGTATTAGAACATTAGCTACAATATATGGTATCCCAAATACATTACTTAGAATTGATGAATTTGGTGGTAAAGATAAAGATAATACTAACGATTGGGATTATTGGTTTGAACAATTTAATTATGCTTATTCAACAGGAGATGACGGAATTATTAGTTCAGATTGGGGTGTAAATACAGATTGGACATCCCCAGATGATGTTCCTGCATCTTTACAATTTAGATTTCAACTTCCTCCTTCATCCTCTAACTCACCTGCTTCACAGTCTTTATGGACTTTAGATAATGGTAGAGATGTAAGATTAGTTTTAGAATATGATACTACACTTTTAGATTCTGGATCATTTAGTGGTTCAATTGCTGATCCTAATAACCAATATGCCAATTTAAAGTTTTATCCTAACTTTAATGGAGATGCTACAGAATTTGCTAATGTATCTTTGCCATTTTTAAATGGTGGGTGGTGGTCTGTTATGGTTAATCGTGATGCAGGAGATTTTGAATTAATAGCAGCCAATAAAATATATTCTGGGAGTAATGGTTCCTCTTTAGGATTTATAGCTTCTTCCTCTATAAATTCAGATGATGGTGCCTGGTTTAGTTCAACTAATTCATACTTTCCTACCTTAGGTGGCATTACAGGATATACTGATTTTAGCGGTTCATATCAAGAAATTAAATATTATAATACACAAATTTCTCATAGTGTATTTAAAGATTACGTAATGAATCCTCAATCTATTGAGGGTAATACTATTAATAGTGCTCCTGATGAATTAATATTTAGAGCAGCATTAGGAGGTGAGCTATACACAGGTTCAGTTTCAATACATCCTAAAGTAACAGGTTCTTGGGATACAGTAAATTCATTTGCTGCTAATTCAAACTTTACAATTACTGAAGGTAATTTTGCTGTAAATAGAGAATATGTGTTTATGGACCAACCAGCAGTTGGTATCAAAAACCGCATTACAGATAAAATAAGACAAGTAGCTTTAAATCTACCTGAAGGTGATCAACAATTATCTAATATTAGATCTATACAACAAGATACTGAAATAGATGATGCCTATACTGATACAGTAAATCAAGTAGAGGTAGCATTATCTCCAACTAATCAAATTAATGATGATATTATTAATTCAATTGGTTATCTAAATATTGGAGAGTATATAGGTGATCCTAGACAAATTTCATCTAGCTCTACTAGCTACCCAGACTTAAATGTTTTAAGAGATGAATATTTCCTTAAATATACAAGCAATTACGATTGGAATGATTTTATTAGATTAATTAAATTTTTTGATAATTCACTTTGGAAAACAATCAAAGACTTTATCCCATCTAAAGTATCAGCAGTTACAGGTATTTCTATTAAACAACACTTATTAGAAAGACAAAAATATCCTGAACCACAAGTCTCATATTCTGAACCTTACTACACAGGTAGTATAGGTCAAATTGCTGGGTTATTAGATGGTCAAAGAATATTCACAGCTTCAAGCGATTTTGAATCATTTCCAATTGTTGTTCCATCTGGTTCAGATGGTGGTACTTTACCTAGTTTTGTATTAGGTACTAATTATACAGAATTTGCATATCCAGGAGCAATTAATGTAACTCAAAGTTGGAATGGTGCTAATGTTACACCATTTGGATTTGAAACGTTTACTCAAGATGATGCTCGCGAATTTGTAGATGGTGAATTTAGTGGTTCAGAATTTATTGTTACCAATGGAGAGTTAAATCCAGGCTGTGATGATATTAAAGTAGCAGATTCTACAAATATTACTTTTGATATAGCTCACGCTACGTTTAATGGTGATGGTAAAACCCTATCTCCAGCTGTTATTCAAACCCCATTTTCTGGTCCTTCTCCTAGTTTTATAGCCGGAGCCAAAATTCTATCTACAGGAGATTTAAATATGTGGTGGAGTTCTACTAGAGCTATAGTAGATAATGGAGCCTCTGGAAAAATCTACACTGATACTTTTAAAGCAGAATATATAGCTATTAGTAAAACCTCTAAAAATGGATTAGATTTAACTAATATTATTCCTAATGTTAAAGAATTTACAATATTAACATCAGCGCTAGCTCCAACTCAAACCGGTGCTACTAGTGTATCAACTTCAACAACAACTCTAACTCTTACAGCTCTACTTAATAACGAGTATCCCGATAGTTATGTATTTAAAGTATCATCAGATGCTAGTATTGCTTTAGTTAGTAGTATCCCACCAGGAGATCCAGCACCCGTACCTAATCCCGTAGTAATACCTACACAAAATGATATTTTATCTGTATTAGATCCATTTTTTAATGGTGATTTTAGTAATAGTGATTGTAATGCTATTATCAATAATGTTTTAATTCCAAGACAAAGTAAAATTTTCTGGGAGTTAGATTATTCTACTAATGCTATACAAGCGGTAAACCAACAAGCAATAATTAGTGCTTCGCAACAAGGTGGTGATTTACCAAAAGCATTTATTCAAGATTATAATTACTATTCAACACCAATTTTAAGACGTAATTATTTAGGAGCTAAATCAACATCACCCGATTTTAATGAATTATCAACAGCAGGTGGATTCGGTCAGTTACCTGTAGTACAAAGTGAAGGATACTATTTTGCATTCTTTAACTGGGTAGGAGGTACTTCTCCTGAATGGGGTAATGAATTAGAAGATAGGAGTGCAGTAAACGTTAGATATTATATAGGTGAAGATGGAAATGTAATTGAACCTATTAATGATTCTAATGGTATTAACTTAAGCATTGTTCAACAAAATTTTGAACAAGATTCAAATGCTATTTTAAGTTTTAATGATAAAGATGGTGCTACTTCTAAATTTACTAATTTAGAGGGTAAACATCCAATATTTAAAAGTGGTCAACTACCACAACCTATTATCTATACCCAAACTGCCAGCATTGGTAGTGATCCTGCATTACCTAATCAAGGTGGTGGTGCTATAAATTCAATTGATTTTGTTCAAGGTGACCAATCACCATCTCTACTTGTACAAAACTTTCAATTAACATCTACCCCTAATGGTTCACCAAATAGCGACTATGATATAGGTGCAGGTAATTCATATACTTTTAATAACATAATCAATATTGGAGGTGAAGCTTCATTCACTAACAGTAATACAAGATATGTAGTAAATTCTGCATCCCCTAACCAACCATCTGATTTAGGTATTACTTTAACAATAGATACTTTAATTAAATTATTACCTTCTAATAATTATGATTTCCAATCAAATTTACAAATTATAAAAAATGGTACTACTGTTTTAAAATCACAACAATTTAACTTTACAGGTAATGGTGCTCCGTTTGCCCAACTTACAGCTACCGATAATTCAGCTAATAACAATGATTTTTATGAATTAGTATTAAATTCATATCAACAAGGAACCCCAGGTTCTGGTAATCCAATCCTATTATCTCCAATAATAGATATTAATAATTCAAGATTTAATGTTAACCAACAACCCCTCCCTCAAGCAGGTCCCGTTACTAGATTTTGGGAAACCGCTGGTGCTTTAAATAAAATTAAAGCGTCATCTACCTTACCTGGACCACCAGTTTTAGGAGGTTTAAAAGCATATTATGGTCAACGTCAATCAGATATTTTAGGTAGTGGATTTAACCCAATTACCCAAAATTTTATTGTTCAAATAGGTGATGAAATTAGATTTGATGGAACTGAAACTCAAACATACTATATAAATAATGTAGATACAACCGGGGGGGAAGTTATATTAACATTAGATAGAAACCAAACAGCTCAAAATTTAGATTATTTTTTACTTAGAAGATATGTGACAGATCCTTCATACTTAATATTAGAGGTAGATAAACCAGCTGGTGGTACTTCAACTGGGGTTCTTACACCAGAATATTTCTATGGGGAAACCGAGGAAAAAATAGATAGTATACTCCAAAAACTTACAAGAGACAATTTAATTTAAACTATAATTTGGCATAAAGCTAAAACAATCATATATTTATAACAAAATACGTATTAAACAATGGGATATTTAAATAATTCAGTAGTAACAGTAGATGCTATCCTTACAACAAAGGGTAGAGAGTTACTTGCTAAAAACGATGGTACATTCCGTATCACACAGTTTGCACTAGCAGATGATGAAATAGATTATACACTTTATAATCCAACTCACCCTTCAGGTTCAGCTTACTACGGTCAAGCTATTGAAAACATGCCTCTATTAGAAGCATTTCCTGATGAAACTCAAATCATGAAATATAAACTTACTACTTTACCACGTGGTACTGCTAAGATGCCAATCTTAGATGTAGGTTATACTTCAATCGTAATTAGACAAGGTGCTTCATTAGCAATTACCCCACAAACTCTAAATTATTTAGGTGGTAACCAGAACGAAGCTTCAGGTTATACTGCTACTATTTCAGATGTTAGATTATTATCTACGTTTGAAGGTGTTGGTATTGATACACTCTCAACAGATGCTTTAAATGTTAATTCAACTACTACATTAGGTACTAACGTATCAGCAACAGTAATAGGTACAACAATTAACCTTAGAGCAACTACAGTTAATACATTATTTGGTGCTAACACTGCGTTATATGCTACAATGACAGTTGTAGGTAGAGATAGTGGTGCAAGATTACAAGTACCAATCACCATAACTAAAGTATCCTAATTATGTCATTTAATAGATTAGAAGCAGACGATTTTGTAGTATCCGCTGACAGCATTACAGCTGGTTTGTGGACTAATAGTCAAGTCCCAACAATTACAACATTTTTTTCCTCATCTACCCAAGCTGCTGGTAACTCAGGTGATTACTATTTAAACGTATTTTCAAATGCTGCAACTTCATCTTTAGAATTTGCTGTTAACTATGGAAATCAAGATGGAAGTGGTAGTATAGCATATAACTTAGATGTAGATGGTAAATCACCATCTTCAACAATTTATGGACAATACCGTACTTTAGTATTAGGTGATGAAAATGCAGATTTTGTTTTTGGTGGAGTTACAAATGCTGTATCACAATCCTTTTGGGCGATTTCAACAGAAAGAAGTAGATATAAAGAATCCATAATGCCTGGTTCAACTACATTAGAGATTACAGGACCCAATGGTGTTATTTCTTTAACAGATAATAGCCAAGTAGTATCCTCAGTTGTATTTAATGATGCAGGTAGGGTATTCCAATTAGTTTCGGGTTCTGCTGGTACAGTATTTACAGGTAAAAATAATGAAGGATATAGTATTGATTCAGGTTCGTATGGTTTATTCCTACCTGATATTGCTACTTATATTTTAAACCCTCAAGCATTACGTAATGATTTTGCTGATGGGGGTGTTGGTTTAGATGAGAATGTAGAAAGTGCACTTACGTTAACTACAAACCCCAATCCAAATATTATATACGCTGCTATTACATCTAGTTTTACAGCGAATTCAGAAGAAACAATTACTTCAGATTTTGTATTTGTGAGACCAAGAAGTTCACAATTTAATTATTCTGAAAACCCATCGTTTATTTCGGGTTCAACTGGTGAGGTATTGTATCCATTATTCATTAATTCACCTACAACCTATGTTACAACTGTAGGTCTATATAATGATACTAATGAGTTATTAGCAGTAGCTAAATTATCAAAACCATTAGAAAAAGATTTTACAAAAGAAGCTCTTGTTAGAGTTAAATTAGACTTTTAAAATAAATGAATGAGCGCATTCAAACAATTTTTATCACAGGATTTAACAGTAGAACCCTTTAGAGTAAATAAGGGGTTCTCCTTTCCTTCTCCTGAATTTACAGACTTCAATGTTGAAATTGATAGATTAGTAGGGCTTAATGGTAATTTCGAATTTACCCAATCCCTTACAGGAAATAATTCAGACCAATATTCTGTTTTAATATATGATTCTGCTAAAGAATTATATTATTCTAACTTTTTAACCTCATCATATGGTTCTCCTGTCCAAACACAAAGTTTATTCCCTGGAGAAAATATAGAGGGTGATGCATTTGTGGGTAGTCCTGATTCTTCAGGTAGATATGAAAATTATCTTCAATCTACAGATGATGTAGTAAGATTTTTCCCTACAGCCTCTAGCGATCAAATCTTTGTACTTTCAATCCCATCACGTTTATGGGGTGACTATATTCAACCTAATTCTTTTGAGTATAGAGTTATAGATGCTGATAACATTACTCATATTATTACTGATGATGGAAATGGTAATCTTTATGTGGGAGGGATTTATGTAGGTAATATTATATACCCCCACGGAATAGCAGTATTTACAAAATTACAAGATAATGCACCACCAGCCCCAGAAGGTTATGGTCTTTCTGAATATGGAACTAATGTATATGGTGGTGGTATTTCTATAGCGGATTTAACTGGTACTAATGTAACTTGTTCATTTTCAAGTTCATTTGATATTTACGAAACACAATATAAATCTACAATAAACGAATTCGAATTTAATTTTTCACAAAACCCATCCATAATCTCAGGATCCACAGATGGTACAGTTTATGATTTTGTAACAGGTTCTTTTTTCTCTCCTTACGTTAGCACCGTTGGGTTATATGATGATGCTCAAAATTTACTTGCAGTTGGAAAGTTGTCTCAACCACTCCCAATATCGAGAACAACTGATACTACTATATTTATAAACATAGATAGATAATTACAATGGGAAAAGGAACCGATAGACTAGAAAATATATTTGACCCCACAGTTGATGAAATCAACCAGGGGTATACCATAAACGCTTGGCATGTATCACAATCAGTAAATGCCTTTACAGGTACAGGAAGTTTTGATATTGATATTGATGGAAGTTTAACCGTTACTGGTTCAATTTACCATATGGATGCACAAGATGCTAATGGTGTTGTAAATAACGTAGTAATTAGAGACGTATCTACAGGAGAATATTTTGTAACTGGTTCTTGGGGCGGTAACACCTCTGGTACCTCAGGTATAGACGGAACATCAGGAAGCTCAGGTTCATCAGGTACATCAGGCTCATCAGGTAGCTCGGGTACTTCAGGTTCAAGCGGTAGTTCAGGTACATCTGGTAGTTCAGGTTCTTCTGGTACTTCAGGTGCCGACGGTTCTTCAGGTTCAAGTGGTACATCAGGTGCAGACGGTTCATCAGGTTCATCAGGAACTTCAGGCGCTGATGGTTCTTCAGGTTCAAGCGGTACTTCAGGTGATTCAGGAAGTTCAGGTTCATCTGGTACTTCAGGTGCTGATGGTAGCTCAGGCTCATCAGGTACTTCAGGTACTGATGGTGTAGACGGTTCAAGTGGTTCATCAGGAACCTCAGGTGCAGATGGTAGCTCAGGCTCATCAGGAACTTCAGGTAATTCAGGTTCAAGCGGTAGCTCAGGAACTTCGGGTGCAGACGGTTCATCAGGTTCTTCAGGTACTTCAGGTGATTCAGGAAGTTCAGGCTCATCAGGTACTTCAGGTGATTCAGGAAGTTCAGGCTCATCAGGTACTTCAGGTGCTGACGGATCTTCAGGTTCATCAGGCACATCTGGTGTAGACGGTTCGAGCGGTTCATCAGGTACTTCAGGTGTAGGAACAGACGGTTCATCTGGTTCATCAGGTACTTCAGGGGCAGACGGCCCTTCAGGTAGCTCAGGCTCATCAGGTACATCAGGTTCAAGTGGTAGCTCAGGTACTTCAGGTACTGGTAGAGCTGTGTCTGTATTAGATGAAGGTGGTTCCTTGACTACAGACGTTCTTTCACTTAATTTTATAGGTGCAGGTGTAACAGCAACAGATCCAGGCTCAAATAATAATATAACAGTAACTATCCCAGGTGGGGGTGGTGGATCAGGTTCATCAGGTTCTTCTGGTACTTCAGGAGCAGACGGTTCAAGCGGTTCATCAGGAACTTCAGGCGATTCAGGTTCATCAGGTTCATCTGGAACCTCAGGTATAGGTACAGATGGTAGCTCAGGTAGTTCAGGTACTTCAGGTGTAGGAACAGACGGTTCAAGTGGTTCATCTGGTACTTCAGGCGCAGATGGCTCAAGCGGTTCATCTGGTACTTCAGGAGCAGAAGGTTCAAGCGGTTCATCAGGAACTTCAGGCGATTCAGGTTCAAGTGGTAGCTCTGGTACTTCAGGTACTGGTCAAGCCATTACAGTTATAGATGAAGTTACCACATTAACTACAGACGTATCTAAATTCACATTTTTAGGTGCTGGAGTAACAGCTGCTAATAGTGGTACTGAAGTAACAGTAACTATCCCAGGCGGTGGTGGTGGATCTGGATCAAGCGGTTCATCAGGTACATCAGGTTCAAGCGGTAGTTCAGGTACATCAGGAGAAGCAGGCTCCTCAGGCTCATCAGGTACCTCAGGCGAGGCCGGATCCAGTGGTTCATCCGGAACTTCAGGCTCATCAGGTTCAAGCGGTACTTCAGGATCAAGTGGTTCAAGCGGTACTTCAGGAGAAGCAGGCTCAAGTGGTAGCTCAGGTACTTCAGGCGATTCAGGTTCATCAGGTTCAAGTGGAACCTCAGGTTCAAGCGGTTCTTCAGGAACTAGTGGTTCTTCAGGTTCATCAGGTACTTCAGGTAACGATGGTTCTTCAGGTTCATCAGGTACTTCAGGTAACGATGGTTCTTCAGGTTCATCAGGTACTTCAGGCGATTCAGGTTCAAGCGGTAGCTCTGGTACTTCAGGTGCAGATGGTAGCTCAGGTAGCTCAGGTACTTCAGGTATAGGAACAGACGGTTCAAGTGGTTCTTCAGGAACCTCAGGCGCAGACGGTTCAAGCGGTTCATCAGGAACTTCAGGCGCAGATGGCTCAAGCGGTTCATCTGGTACTTCAGGCGATTCAGGTTCAAGCGGTAGCTCTGGTACTTCAGGTGCAGATGGTAGCTCAGGTAGCTCAGGTAGCTCAGGTACTTCAGGTATAGGAACAGACGGTTCAAGTGGTTCTTCAGGAACCTCAGGCGCAGATGGCTCAAGCGGTTCATCTGGTACTTCAGGTTCAAGTGGTAGCTCTGGTACTTCAGGTACTGGTCGAGCCATTACAGTTATAGATGAAGTTACCACATTAACTACAGACGTATCTAAATTCACATTTTTAGGTGCTGGAGTAACAGCTGCTAATAGTGGTACTGAAGTAACAGTAACTATCCCAGGCGGTGGTGGTGGATCTGGATCAAGCGGTTCATCAGGTACATCAGGTTCAAGCGGTAGTTCAGGTACATCAGGAGAAGCAGGCTCCTCAGGCTCATCAGGTACCTCAGGCGAGGCCGGATCCAGTGGTTCATCCGGAACTTCAGGCTCATCAGGTTCAAGCGGTACTTCAGGATCAAGTGGTTCAAGCGGTACTTCAGGAGAAGCAGGCTCAAGTGGTAGCTCAGGTACTTCAGGCGATTCAGGTTCATCAGGTTCAAGTGGAACCTCAGGTTCAAGCGGTTCTTCAGGAACTAGTGGTTCTTCAGGTTCATCAGGTACTTCAGGTAACGATGGTTCTTCAGGTTCATCAGGTACTTCAGGTAACGATGGTTCTTCAGGTTCATCAGGTACTTCAGGCGATTCAGGTTCAAGCGGTAGCTCTGGTACTTCAGGTGCAGATGGTAGCTCAGGTAGCTCAGGTACTTCAGGTATAGGAACAGACGGTTCAAGTGGTTCTTCAGGAACCTCAGGCGCAGACGGTTCAAGCGGTTCATCAGGAACTTCAGGCGCAGATGGCTCAAGCGGTTCATCTGGTACTTCAGGCGATTCAGGTTCAAGCGGTAGCTCTGGTACTTCAGGTGCAGATGGTAGCTCAGGTAGCTCAGGTAGCTCAGGTACTTCAGGTATAGGAACAGACGGTTCAAGTGGTTCTTCAGGAACCTCAGGCGCAGATGGCTCAAGCGGTTCATCTGGTACTTCAGGTTCAAGTGGTAGCTCTGGTACTTCAGGTACTGGTCGAGCCATTACAGTTATAGATGAAGTTACCACATTAACTACAGACGTATCTAAATTCACATTTTTAGGTGCTGGAGTAACAGCTGCTAATAGTGGTACTGAAGTAACAGTAACTATCCCAGGTGGTGGTGGTGGTGGTTCTCAAAATGTATTTACTACTTCTTCAGTTTCAAATTCAGGAGTTAAACAAGCATCTACTTCCCGAATTAAAACTACTACTGTAAACGATGATTTAACATTTAATTTTATAAATGAAGTTTCAGGTTCAACAAATACTGCAACAAAAACTTTAACAGTTTCATCCTTACCTTCCCCACAACTTTATCTTAAAAAAAATGAAGAAACTGGTCAAGGTGGTGCACAAACTATCGCATCTGATACTACTGGAAGTATAACTTGGAAAGATGGAGCTAATAATTATCAAGATAACGATCAATGGTTTACAGTTAATGGTGATAATCATTTTATATATGATCCTAACAACTCCACTACCTACTTCCAACTACTTCAAGAAGGTCTTTATGAATTTGATCTCCAATTAAAAACTGTAGGTAATTCTTCAGGTCAAAATCAATTTAGCCGTATCTCCTTTATCAGAGCCAGTTTACTTACACCCCCAATCCCAACCTTTATAGAGGTTATAGGAATGGGAGCTAATAATGCAAATAATACTAGTGCAAGGAAAGTCTCAACTACTTTTTATCTTTCTCAAGATAATATAGACAATCTAGAGAATTATTTTTATGTTACTACTGGAACCAGCGTTGATTTTGGTGCGGCAGCACAATCCCTACTTGTTGGAGGTGGTGGGTCTGATGGTATAAAAGGTAATTACTGTTCAATTAAATATATTTCTGATGCTGGTAAAGGTAGTCTATAATAATTAAAATATGAATTGGTTATATAAAGGGGAAGAAATGACTTCTTTGGAGTCATTTCCCCCATCAACATTCGGTTTCGTATATAGAGTAATCCACATCCCAAGTGGTAAAGCTTATATAGGAAAAAAATTCGTTAAATTTACTCGTAAAGCTAAATTAACTAAAAAAGATTTAGCATTATATGAAGGTACTAAAGGTAGAAAACCATCATACAAACAAGTAGTAAAAGAAAGCGATTGGCAAACCTATTGGGGTTCAAATAAAACCCTAACGAACTTACTAGAGAACGAACCTATAGAGAATTTCAAACGTGAAATTTTAACTTTGGCTACCTCAAAGAAGTTATTAACTTACGAGGAAACAAAAGCACAGTTTATCTACGAGGTATTAGAAAATCCAAACGATTTCTTCAACGATAACATTCTCGGCAAGTTCTACACAAAAGACTTTGAGTCCCAAAAATAGGGTTGTATATTCACCCCTATGATAAATCACCTATTAGTAAACATAGTTAACTCCGTTTTAGGAGCCGGTAAATCTACAGCTAGAGGCAATCAAGCCTACCACTGTCCGTTTTGCCATCACTCTAAACCAAAATTAGAGGTTAACTTTACTGATGGACAGAAAAATCCTTGGCACTGTTGGGTATGTAATAAGAAAGGTACAAATCTAGTTACCTTACTCAAACAAGCCAAAGCCCCTGACGATAAGATTGCTGAAATTAAAAAGCATGTATCCTATAGAGATTATAGAGATAATATCAAACCAGCTGAGGCAGTTAAATTACCTAAAGAATTTAAACCATTTGTAGACATATCAAAAGGCGATATGACTGGAAGACAAGCCATATCTTACTTAAAACGTCGTAACGTAAGTAAAGCGGATATACTGCGCTACAATATTGGTTATTGCGATGGCGGTGTCTATGACAAGATGATTATAATACCGTCGTATTCCCACGAGGGAACGCTAAATTACTTCGTAGCTCGTAACTTCAATGAGCACAGCCCTGTTAAGTATAAAAACCCACCAATGAGTAAAGATGTAGTGCCATTTGAATTGTTTATCAATTGGTCATCTCCACTAGTTTTGGTTGAAGGTATGTTTGATGCATTGGCTATAAAACGAAATGCTATACCATTATTAGGTAAACATATTCAGAGAGAATTAATGAAGAAGATTGTTACATCACAAGTAGAAAAAATATATATAGCTTTAGATAAGGACGCGCAGAAAGATGCCGTTAAGTTTTGTGAACAGTTGATGGATGAAGGTAAAGAAATATACCTAGTAGATTTAGAAGATAAAGACCCATCGGAAATGGGATTCAAAGCTATTACTACCCTAATCCAGAAAACAACCCCATTGAGTCAATATGATTTAATGGCTAAAAAATTACAATTTGTATGAGTAAGAAAATTGTTTTAAAGAATTCTTACAAACGTATTTTGGAAGTATCAGATGATGCTAAACAAATTACAATGCCTGATTCTCGTTACTATCAACGTAATGGGGACTTTTACCCATCTATTACTTATGTTTTAGGTTCTTACCCAAAAGGTAAATACTTTGAAGATTGGTTAAAGAAAGTAGGATATGCTTCGGAGCACATCGTACGTAAAGCAGCAAATCAAGGTACTGAAACTCATGAAATGATTGAGGATTACTTGAATGGTAAAGAATTAAATTTCTTATCTAAATCAGGCCACCCACAATATGATACACTTGTTTGGCAAATGTTCTTACGTTTTGTTGATTTTTGGGAAGAGTACAAACCAGAACTAGTTGAGACTGAAGTACATCTATTCTCAGATGAACTTAAAGTAGCAGGTACTTGTGATATGCTTTGTAAAATCGATGGTGAACTTTGGATTATTGATTTTAAAACATCTAACCATCTCCAAACAACATATGATCTTCAAACTGCGGTTTATGGTAAATGTTACGAGGAATGTTTTGGACATACCCCAGATCGTTATGGTGTTTTATGGTTAAAGTCAAATAAGCGTAAAGCAGCTGAAGGTAAGATTCAAGGTAAAGGTTGGGAAATGTACGAATCAAAACGTAGCCAAGAAGAAAATCTTGACATTTTCCAAACAGTTAAAAAATTGTTTGATCTTGAAAACCCATCACACAAACCAGCATTTACTAAATTTAGAACATCTGCGCGCCGAATACTTGGAGATTAAAGGAATCTTTCGTATATTTATGGTAAACGCGTGTTTATGATATCGTTAGTACAATTATTAAATGAAGTAGAAGGTAACCCTAAAGCTATCATATTAGCTGGTGCTCCTGGTGCTGGGAAAGGTTATGTGTTAAAAGGTTTAGACTTAGGTGGTTTAAAAATAATGAATATTGATAACACATTTATCAGTATGCTTAAACAAGCCAACGTATCTTTAGATCTAAAAAACGCTACACCTGAAGAAAGAAGCGAGCAAGCTAAAGCAATGGCTGCATCTAATAAAGAATTTAAAGGTGAAATCCAAGATACTATAGCAGGCAGAGAATCATTTATTTTAGATGGTACGGCTGCTTCACTCAAGCAAACCACCTTACTTAAAGACCAATTAGAAGAAGCTGGGTATAGTGTATTTATGCTCTATGTTTATACTGATCTAGAACGTTCACTTATTCAAAATCAAGACAGATTTGAAAAATCAGGTGGTGAAGATAGAAGTTTAGCACCAGCTATTGTATTGCGTACCTGGAAAAGTGTAACAGATAATTTAAAACCATATGCTGATTTATTTGGCAATAACTTTGCAGCAGTAGCTAATACATTAGAAGGTAATAAAATAAAAGATGTTGAAGATATTCTTAAAACATATTTAGAACCATTTACACCCACAGGTACTAAACCTAAAACACCTGCCCAACAGGAAAAATCAAAACAACAAAAACTTGAGCTAAATGCTGAAATTCAAGCTATGTTAAATGATGAATTTTTAGAAGATGTACTTACCTACACTGTATCTAAAGATGAGGCTCAAAGTAAACTACAGAATTTTTTACGTTCATGAATCA